AGTTTCCCTCAAGTCGCTTTCCTTTGATACCTGTTCCCCACCATAAAAAAAGGAGGCTTACGCCCCCTTGTTGAAATCGAGTCCCCCCTCCTCGTCCGAGAACAAGTTGAAATAAAATCTTCTACCCTCGTCGTCCTTGATCACAATCCTACGATACCAATAGTCCTCCGTGAAGCCGCGACTTATTGCTTCTTCAGATCGTGTCTGTCTCTCGACTTCGCCTACGTTGATTGCTACGACATCATGTATGCTTGTGTGCATGTTGCTCTCCTTGTTGTGTTGAAAATAATATTATAACTTAAAACTTTACTTATTGTAAATGACATGGATTCCCGATGCCCTTTGATACCTGTTCCCCGTAATAAAAAACCCGGCGGTGTTCTGCCGGGCCCGAGGGTAAACTTAATGTGCTTTATAAGATACATTTTTAACTTCAGTATTCCAGCAGTTGCGGCAGTCTCTACATTCACCATTTTGCAAATGTGAGGGGCATTCACTTTGAATTGGCGCAATGGTGTGTACTGTACTTGTTAGAATGTTTTTATGGCCTTGTAAACTTTTTGGCAGATCCGCCGGCTTGTCTATATATACCGCGGATATTCTAATAATGAGATTATCCGGGAAAGCTTGTTGATGCTTTTCTAACCATGATTTAATGATCCCGGGTTCATGAGTTGGCAACCAGAATCTTGTATCCGGCAAGGCGCGCGCAATAATAACGATCTTTTCTAACATTGCAAGGCTTTGCAAGTCCCCGGATGCGAACCACCTAAAAAAGGGATCGTTACCAATTTGTTTGATCATTGCATCTATCCAATAAATACTATCCACGTTTTTCAGTCTCTCACTGTAGCCCTTCGCGTGATCATCCCGGAACATTAAATAATGACCGTTCCGGGCGTAACATTCGAAACAGATAGTTCCTGGTTTTTCCGCCAGTAGTCCGCCGGTCTTGCAATGCCAGGCGCTAAGGTTGAAAGTCTTGCAAGGCATTTTTTTATTGTTTCTAAGTTCACCGCCTATAATTGCGGCGGCTTCTTTTTTAGTTTTTATGAATTCTATAGGTTGATAGTCTATAGTCTCTTTTTCTTTTGTTAACGTTTTCATTATTTAACCCCCTCTTTTATTGATTTAATATACTTATTAAATAATCTTTTTGCCTCGGTCAGTGTGTAGCCCTGATATTTTTGTTCTATCAATTGACCGTTAACAATATCTGTTAAGCATATAAACCCGGCGTGATTTTTTCTAACTATAAAAACATTCATAATATAACCCTCTTTATATTGTAAACTTTAATTCTACATGTATTTTAAAACGATGCAAGCGCGTTTATCTAGGCGCTGTCTTTTGATACCTGTTACCTAGAATAAAAAAGCGGCATTGCTGCCGCTCCCCTTTAGTTAATCTAATAAGACCATATATTCTGCAGGAAAGTATTTCCTAAACCAATCGAGTCCTGCTCGCATTCTCGGATAATCCTCGAGTATCTCCGCGCCTACAATAACGTCGTACACTGCGACTGCGTCGGGAGGAAGCTCGGCCGAATCTCCACAAAATCTGTTATGAATTACTTCGGGTCGATCCCCGAGTTGAATCCCTTCGAGTATCTTGGGTAAGGGTCTATCTGAGTTTACTGGATTGTTAATTGTTTTCATTGTTATTCCCCTCATATGATGCAGGATGTATAAGTCCCGCATCGATTAAGTTAACGGCCATGCGACCGAATGATCCCTGCAATTGCCATGCAAGGCCTGTATCCACGAGACACTGCCACGCATCCAAGGTCTCTTCCTCGGATGCGTCTTGTATTCCCTCGCAAATTGAAACTGCTGTAAAATTATCCATTATTTTTCCTCCAAAGTTTTTAAGTAATGATCGGCGTTCGATGCATCAATATCGATCTCAAAGTTATTAATATCGTATTCTCTTAATACGTCACCGATTGATCCTCTTGCAAGATCCTCATTAAAATATAAGATCTCATTCTCAATCGTTTCATCAATTCGCATTTCAACATCGCTATCCAATTCCTCGGTTGCCACATCGAGTTCAATGGTTACAATGTATCGGCGCTTGATCTTGGTTGCAGTGTAGTCATTCATAATGTTTTCCCTCGTAGTTATAACGACAGCCCAAAACTGCGACTGTAGATTCAGTATACCATACTTTACTTATCCACTACCCCCCGACGCCCCAAATCTCAGTTGAGACTCCGATCAAATCCTTATACATTTGAACTTTCATAAATGATCAGAACAAAATCCAAATACCGGGACCCCCAGGGGGTCTATATGTCAACTACCCCCGGCCATCAAAATAAAAGGCAATACAAAAAAATATTTCGCAAAAAATTTTGAAAACGGGAGGAGTTGCAAAAATCTAAAATATGTAATAGAGTCAAACACATGGAATATAAAACCAGCAGAAAAGAGGCACTTGCAGCGGGAGAAACTAGATATATAGGGTCGCCTTGTAAATATGGTCACGGATCTATTCGATATACAGGTAATTGGGAATGTGTAGTTTGTAAGCGTAATAGAAAACGAGGTGGATTAAATGCTGTTATAGACCCAGTTATAGAACAGTCCCGCATAAATAGAGCTAATGCAATAGCTTTAGGAAAAAATAAGTATATGGGAGTAAAATGTTCTCGGGGGCATGATGGGGAACGCTACGTTAAAAATCATGCTTGTATAAAGTGCCGCCTAGAAGCTAAATATAAAAGAAGGAAAAAGTTTAGTTTATTACGTAAAGCTATAGCTAAGACCTTATGTGGCCCTCGTCTTCCTCGAATTGGTAATAATAAAAAAAGATATACAGATGAGCAACTATTAGAAAGACAACGAATTCGTAAGGCTAAATATAGAAGTAAAAACAAAGATAAAATAAATGCTTATAAAGCTAAACATCGCGCTGCAAAACTAAATAGAACTCCAGGGTGGCTACGCCCCGTAGATTTTAGACACATTCAAGTTTATTATGAAATATCTAAAAGACAAACTCAAGCTACCGGGATAGAACACCACGTCGATCACATTATTCCTTTGCAAGGGAAAACAGTATCTGGCTTGCATGTGCCGTGGAACCTTCAAGTATTAGAAGGACGAGAAAATTTAAGAAAAAATAATAAGCTAGTCTAGGTGAGAATGATTATCACTACCACAGGGCCTTAAAAAACTAATTAAAATACGCCTATGAATTTATTTGAACTCTTAATTATTGCTAGTCTTCTGTCAATACACTGCGTAAACCTTGTTTCTTAAATAAGATTCGGTTATACTTTGTCGCAATAGCTGCACAAATTTTAATCACAAGGTGTAATCAGCGACACATGTCAGACAACAAACAAGATCAAACCCTATTTCAAGAGGCAATGACTCCTCCTGATACCGTTTTCGTCATGCCGCAAATTGATGAAGATGTCCCCATGCCTAGCAAAAATTCACACACTACACCAAAAATGACCGCCGCTGAGGAGTTGACTATACGAACCCATACTATTAAAAAACTCAGTGACTTAGAAGGGAATACATTAGAACCTTCAACAGAAGAAATTGAAGATGCTGAGGAAATTGCACGAGAAATTATGGAGAATCCTAACTTAAAAATAGAATATGGTAATTATCCTAATGAAACAATAGCTTATCTTGCTGGATTAGTATCACAAACAAGCCATATGGTTGCCAAAGACCTTGCGGATATTAAGTTATCTGTGCTTAACGGACTGTTACAAGAGGCGGCTACGGCAACTAACCCGAAAGACCGCATTTCTGCCTGGTCTAAGATAGGAGAAATTGACGGTGTTGATGCGTTCAAGAGAAAAACTGAGGTTACTCATATAACAAAGAGTGGTAAAGAGCTAGAAGAAGAGCTGAAAAAGACCATCGATGAGCTAAAAGGTAAGGTCATTGAGGGAGAACACGAGATTGTTGAAGAGGAAGACAATGATTAGTTACAAAGACCTTGCTATTTTAGAAAAAGCGTTACCGACGATGTCTGAAAGTGAGCGTCGGCGCAACTTAGACCTATTAACTAAGTACAAAGCAGAGCTTGTTAAGGAAGCAGGGGGTAAAACTTTCCTTGAATTTATTAAACATGTCTATCCTGACTATAAAGTAGGGGCACACCATGCGAAATTGGCTAAATTATTTGAAGAAATTGCAGAAGGCAAAAGAAAAAGAGTTATTGTTAATATTGCTCCGCGACACGGGAAGTCGGAGCTTATCTCTTACCTCGCTCCTGCTTGGTTTTTGGGCAAACACCCAGCAAAAAAAGTTATTATGGCTTCACACACTGCTGACTTGGCTGTTAATTTTGGTCGACGTGTTAGAAACTTGGTGGGCTCCGACGCGTACAAAGATATTTTCCCTAAAGTTGAGCTGCAAGCCGATAGTAAATCTGCTTCTCGCTGGGGTACAAACTATAATGGGGAATACTTTGCTATTGGTGTCGGTGGCGCTCTCGCCGGTCGTGGTGCTGACTTGTTTATTATTGATGACCCCCATTCAGAGCAAGATGCCAAACTCGGAAAAGCAGACGTGTTTCTACCAGCTTGGGAGTGGTTCCAATCTGGTCCTTTACAACGACTTATGCCGGGCGGAGCGATTATAGTTGTGATGACTCGGTGGTCTAAACTTGATTTAACTGGTCAAATTGTTAATCAAATGATAAAAAATGAAGACGTAGATGACTGGGAAGTTGTTGAATTTCCAGCGATTTTAGAGAAAGATGGAGAAGAAATATCATTATGGCCTGAGTTTTGGGATATAAAAGAATTACAATCTCGACGCGCAGCGATTGACATACGCTACTGGAACGCTCAGTATATGCAGAACCCTGTCTCTGAAGAAGGCGCTTTAATAAAAAGAGAATGGTGGAATATATGGGAAGAAGAAGAACCGCCGACTTGTGAGTTTATTATTATGTCACTCGATGCCGCACAAGAAGCGAATACAAGAGCTGATTATAACGCATTATTAACTTGGGGTGTGTTTTTTAACGAAGAAACGAATAATTATAATATAATACTACTTAATGCAGTAAAGCAGCGTTTAGAATTTCCTGAATTAAAACAACTTTGTATTGAAGAATATAGAAATTGGGAACCTGACGCATTTATTGTAGAGAAAAAATCTAATGGGGCTGCACTTTATCAAGAGTTCAGACGAATGGGTATTCCTGTTGGAGAATTTACTCCTGGCAAAGGTCAGGATAAAATCAGTCGGGTTAATGCAGTTTCTGATTTATTTAGTTCAGGTATTGTGTGGGCACCTGACCATCGATGGGCTCATGAAGTTATCGAAGAGTGTAATGACTTCCCATCCGGTGCAAATGACGATTTGGTCGATTCAACCACACTCGCACTAATGAGATTTAGACAAGGCGGCTTCATTAGGTTACCATCAGATGAAGAAGAAGATATTAAATATTTTAAGGGTATGAGTCAAAAAAGGCTTTATGCAATATAAGGAAAAATTATGGCACGTATGAATGATGTAGATAAAGGAATGTATGAAGCTCCCATGGGGATGGAAGAGCTGGCAGCAGACGAACCCGATTTAGAAATTGAAATAGAAGATCCGGAAGAAGTCACTATTCGCGCTGGAGGTATGGAGATAGAAATTGATCCTGACCGTATGGCGGATGATGAGTTTAATACTAATTTAGCTGAAGAACTAGACGACGCTGACTTAGCACAACTTGCTAGTGATTTGATGGAAGGATATGAAGGGGACTTATCTGCCCGTAAAGATTGGCTAGATACTTATGTTGAAGGTCTAGAACTTTTGGGTCTTAAACTTGAAGATAGGTCAGAGCCGTGGGAAGGTGCGTGTAACGTATTCCATCCGCTTATGACAGAATCGCTTGTTAAATTCCAAGCAGAAACCATGACTGAAACATTTCCTGCCGCAGGCCCAGTCAAAACTCAAATTATTGGTAAAGAAACAAAAGAAACAGTTGAAGCTGCAGCTCGTGTACAAGAAAACATGAACTTCCAGCTTACTGAGAAAATGGTTGAATACAGACCTGAACATGAAAGAATGTTATGGGGTTTGGGTTTAGCTGGTAACGCATTTAAAAAAGTTTATTATGATCCTAACCTCGAACGATAGGTAGCTCTTTTTGTTCCCGCCGAAGACATCGTAGTGCCATACGGAGCGTCTAGTTTAGAAACCGCAGAAAGAGTTACTCATGTCATGCGTAAAACAGCCAATGAATTACGCAAACTTCAAGTTGCTGGGTTTTATCGAGATGTAGATTTAGGTGAACCTAGTCATGAACTTGAAGAAGTTGAGAAAAAAATTGCTGAGAAAATGGGCTTTGATGCAACAACAGATAACCGTTTCAAAATCCTTGAAATGCATGTTGATCTTGACTTAGAAGGCTATGAAGATACCGATAAAGAAGGTGATCCAACCGGCATTGCGCGTCCTTATGTTATTACTATTGAACGTTCTACTAATACAATATTAGCTATTCGCCGTAATTGGAATCAAGACGACGATACTAAACGTAAACGCCAGCATTTTGTGCATTATGGTTATGTGCCAGGATTTGGTTTTTATTGTTTTGGTTTGATCCATTTGATTGGTGCATTTGCAAAATCAGGCACCATGATATTAAGGCAGCTAGTTGACGCAGGGACATTATCTAATCTTCCAGGTGGATTTAAAACCCGAGGTTTAAGAATTAAAGGTGATGATACACCAATTTCACCTGCAGAGTTCCGAGATGTTGATGTGCCTTCAGGAAGTATTCGAGATAATATTTTACCCCTACCTTATAAAGAGCCTTCACAAGTTCTTAATATGTTAATGAATCAGATTATTGAAGAAGGCAGACGTTTTGCTTCAGCAGCTGATTTAAAAGTTTCAGACATGTCTGCTCAAGCACCCGTCGGTACAACACTGGCTATCTTAGAGCGTACATTAAAAGTTATGTCTGCAGTACAAAGTCGCATTCACTATGCAATGAAGCAAGAATTTAAATTGCTTAAAAACATTATAAAAGACTATACGCCTGCAGACTATTCATATGATCCATCTACCGGGACAAGAGACGCTAAACGTGAAGACTACGATTTAGTGGAAGTTATTCCTGTGTCTGATCCTAATGCTGCAACTATGTCTCAAAAAGTTGTTCAATATCAAGCAGTTATGCAATTAGCGCAAGCTAATCCTGATATTTATGACTTACCTGAGCTTAACCGTCAAATGCTAGAAGTATTGGGCGTGAAAAACATCAACAAGCTTATACCTAACAAAGAAGATGTTAAACCTACTGATCCTGTTTCTGAAAACATGAATTTAATTAACGGTAAACCAGTCAAAGCATTCATCTATCAAGATCATGAAGCACACATTACAACACACATGACTTTCAAAGATGATCCTAAACTTGCACAGCTAGTAGGGCAAAGTCCAAAAGCTCCTGTTATTGGAGCAGCTATCGAAGCACATATCGCAGAGCATTTAGCGTTTGAATATCGACGTCAAATAGAAGAACAGCTGGGTGTACCACTTCCAGCGCCAGACGAAAAACTTCCAGAAGACATTGAAGTCGACGTATCACGACTTGCTGCCCGAGCTGCAAAACAACTCATGGCTAAGAATATGGCGGAGATGCAGAATCAACAGACACAACAAAAACTGGAAGACCCACTTATTCAAATGCAACAACAAGAATTACAAATTAGACAAATGGAAGCTCAAGCAAAAGCTCAAAAAATGCAAGCAGACACTGCATTGGAACAAGCTAAACTCGAACTTGAAAAACTTAAAATGGATTCTCAGGAAAGAATTGCAGGAGCTAAAATTGGTGCTGAAGCAGTCAATCAGCAAAAAGAACTTGACGCTAAAGAGTTTATAGAAGGAACAAAACTTGGAGCACAAGCAGTAGCAGCAAAAACTCGGCAAAAGCCGCAACAATAAACGAAAGGAACTTAGATGGATGAATCGTTAAAAGTACTTGCCCAACAATTGGGTGAGGAAGAAGAACGCATGAAAGAAGATTTATGTATAGGAAGGGCTAAGGATTTTGCACATTACCAACACGCTTGTGGTGTTATCCAAGGTTTCCATGTTGCTCAAGGGCTAATTGCGACTTTAGCAAGAAATCAAATGGAGGACGGGGACGATGAGTGAAATCGCAACACTTAAAAAAGATATTGTCACGCTTGATGGCAAACCAATCAGCAGTAAAAAGGAGGAAGCTCCTGCAGAAGAACAAAAACCCACTCAATTACCTGAAGTCAAAGGCTATCGCATTTTATGTGCGGTTCCTGTCGTAGATGAAAAGTACCAAAGTGGAATACTTAAATCAGACAAAACTAAAAACATAGAAGAACATTCAACTGTTGTTTTGTTTGTAATTAAATTGGGTGATATGGCTTATAAAGACGAAGACAGATTCCCAACAGGCCCCTGGTGTAAAGAAGGAGACTTCGTTATTACTAGAGCATATTCTGGAACTCGAATCAAAATTCATGGTAAAGAGTTTCGCATTATTAACGACGATACCGTAGAAGCAGTGGTCGATGACCCACGTGGCTACGAACGCGCATAAGGAGAAAAGCATGGCAGAGATTATAAATGAAGTGCCTGATGAGCTCAAGGATGATGACGAAAGTCAAGAGGTAGAGCTTCAAGAAAACGAAACAGAAAAAGGCGAGGTTGAAATTGAAGAAAAACCTAAGAAAGAAACCAAGCCTAAACAAGAAGAACTAGATCTTGATATTGAAATTGAGGACGATACTCCTCCTGAAGACCGAAATCGAGAGCCTTTACCAGAAGAAATCAAAGATGAGTTGGACAAAGATACTCTTGAAGATTATTCAGCAAGAGTTAAAGAACGTATGGCTCAACTTAAAAAAGCGTGGCACGATGAAAGACGCGCTAAAGAATCTATCGATAGAGAACGTTCAGAAGCTTTAAGAATTGCTCAAAGTATTATTGATGAAAACAAGAAGCTTAAAAAAACGCTTTCCGCGGGAGAAGAAGATTATCTTAAAACACTAAAAGAAAAATATGAAAGCGATTTATCGGTTGCCAAAAAAGAATATCGTGAAGCTTACGATTCTGGGGAAACAGATAAAATTATTGAAGCTCAATCAAAAATGAACGACGCTCAATTTAAGCTATCTCAAGCATCAAACTTAAAACCACAATATACTTTACAAGAAGAGGAAAATAATGTAGAGTTAGCTCAAAGACAAATACAGCCCAATTTTCCA